ACACCTGTAGTTAGTGCAAGTGCAAACTCTATGACTATTAGAGGTGAGGGTTCAGCACAGACAAGTATTCAACAAGGGTTGGGTAAACTTTGGATTAATATGGACACTGAGGGTACAATAGGTATTAATGATAGCTTTAATTCAGCTAGTTTAACTGATACGGCAACAGGTCAATATGGAATAAATTTTACCAATAATATGGGTAATATTAACTACTCACCTTCAGGCATCAGTCAGTGGAATGAAAATGATGATAGCAATGAAGGTCAGTGGGTTAATATTTCAAAAAGAGGCTCTGCTATAACAACTTCTGCTTTGCAAATATCTATAACTAATACAAAAGATAATGCCAATGATGCTCTTAGAACTTGCATACAAATATTAGGAGACCTAGCATAATGGCAAACGGAACAATAGCATTTGATACATTACAGACAAGTGGACAGATAACAGGTACAGCTAAGTCTGTGGATACAGATTTTGTTGTAAATGGTAGTGCGAAGTGTTGGATAAATTTTAATGGCACAGGTACTATAGCTACTAGAGACAGTTTTAACGTATCTAGTATAACAGACAATGGCACAGGTATATTTACTGTTACGATAAACAATGATTTTGCTAATGTAAATTATTCAGCAACTATTGGTAGTTGTGGCTATGATGGTGGGAATGATACTAGATTTCAAAACTTTTTTTATGGTGGTGCTAGTGGTGTAGGAGGTCACGATTGGAGCAATTATGTTGCAGGTTCTTTTCAAGTGATGAATAAAAATGTAGCAAATGACTCTTTCTATGTAGACCCTTCTTTAGTAACCATCAATGTACACGGAGACCTCGCATGACAATAGAAACACCTGAATTTCAAGGCACACATCTTTGGGATAGATTGTGTTGGGCAAAAGAAAAGCTAGAGCCTTACAGAACAGAATATTGCGTGGTATGGGAAGACCCAGAGACACCTGATGAGCCTGCAAAGGTTACACATCCTGACCCTAATTGGATGGCTTGTGCATTGCAAGGTGGCATACTTCCACCAGTTGAAGTATACTGGGAGTTAAAGAAAGATGAGTCACAACCAGATTTTGTTAAACATACAAGAGGGTATTTGCTTCACAACACAAAGCCTATTGAGGCAATGACAGAAGAAAGAGCTATAGAGTATTTAATTATGAAAGATATTCCACAAAGAGTGTGGAGAGATTATGATAAAGCAAATAAACCAAGAATGGTTATATGCAGAAAGAATCAACTTCCTAGCACTAGAGTATGGCGAAATGCTTGGAAGATTAATGAAGAACTAACCATACAGAAAGATGAGGTGGCTTAAATGACAACAAACATAGTAGATAAAGATGGTAATACTATTGCAGCATCAGACGCAACAGTGCCATCAGATAGACATTTTAGAAATGCTTGGACATTATCTGGCAAAACAATAACAGAAGATTTAGCAGCATCTAAAGTTATATTCAAAGATAAGATTAGAGAAGTTAGAACTCCGTTATTAGCAGAGCAAGATGTAGTCTATATGAAAGCATTAGAAGCTGGAGACAGTTCTGCACAAGCAGCTAGTGTTACAAAGAAAAAAGCATTGAGAGATGCACCTGCTGCAAAAGCAATATCAGATGCAGATACTATTGCTAAGTTAAAAGCAGCTTGGGATACAAGTGTGTTAGGTGATAGTCCATACGCATAGGAGTAACGGATGGCTTTAACAAAAGTAACAGGAGCAGGTATAGGCACAGTAACTAATCAGTTTGCTGATGCTAATATGGCATCAGGTAGTGTTGTGCAAGTAGGTCATCAAACTACAAGTGGTAGTTCAAGTGCTACTGCATCGAGTTCAATAACAAGTTATACTGATTCAGGTTTATCAGTTAGTATTACCCCAACATCTACTTCTAACAAAATTTTGGTTTTTGGATCTTTTTGTGTTGGTATTCATAAAAGTGCAAGTAGTACTGCTGCTAGAATTGATTTAAGATTGGTAAATAGTGATGCTAGTGAAATAGCATATGAGCAAAGATTTGTTGGAACTGATTATCAAGGTAGTGGTAATTTATCAGTTCTTGATACTTTTCATGGTTATTTTACCCCTTCATCAACAAGTTCTCAAACTTACAAAGTACAAGTTAGAGTAGCAGCAGGCGATTCAAGTGCAGCACATACAATTACTTTACTTTGGTACACCAATGCAAAACATACAATGACAGCAATGGAAATAGTAGGTTAAAATTATGTTATTGATAAATATAAAAAAGGAAAAATGAAATGGCAACTGTAGCAGAAGCCTTATCAGCATTGAATATAGATAAGTGGGTGTTATCAGATGAACCAAAAACTGAAGCAGAATTTAATAAATATTTTAAAAAATGCATTGGAGAAGATGATAATGGCTCAAGCATCTTAAGCTCCAACCCTTCTGACTTTGATGTTACATGGAATCAAATTACTGCTAAACAAAAAGAATTAGAAACTGCTTATAAGAATAATAAATACCAAAGGGATAGAGCAATAGCATATCCATCTATAGTAGACCAGCTAGATGATTTATATCACAATGGTATAGATGGTTGGAAAACAACAATTAAAGCAATAAAAGATAAATACCCGAAAGGTTAAAATATGCCATACATAGGTCGTTCAGAAAATTTTGGTGTAAGAAGTAGGTTCCAGTATCAAGCCACGGCTGGACAAACTAGCTTTAGTGGATCAGATGCCAACTCACTATCACTAAGTTACACTGATAGTCTGTACATGGATGTGTATCAAAATGGTGTTTTGTTAGTGCCTGGTGATGACTACACGGCAACTACTGGTACAACTGTTGTATTAGTCCAAGCAGCGAGTTTGAACGACATCGTAGAAATGGTCGTGTATGATACTTTTTCTGTAGCAGATAGTTATACAAAATCAGAGTCAGATACAAGGTATCCTTTCAAGGGCAATAACAGTATTATTAGATTAAACGGACAGACAATAAGTGCAGACATTACAATAGATAGTGATGAGAATGGTGTAAGTGCAGGTCCTATAACACAGTCAGCAACAGTTACTGTCAATGGCTACTGGAGTATTGTATGACAAGTCAATTAAATGTAGATACCATTGTAGATAAAGCAGGGTCAGGTGGCACGAATGTAAAGATAGCAAATACGTCTGTTACTGTAGCTGAAGGTGGCAGTGCTACAATGAATACTGTGCAAGGGTTATGTAAGGCTTGGCTTTTTGGTGGTGCTGATGCCTCTCTAACTGTAGCAGATTCTTTGAATATTGCTAGTGGAACAGATAACGGAACAGGTGATTATACATACACATTTACTTCTGCTTTATCTAGTTCTACACTTTCTGCGGCAGGCACTACAAACTCTTCAGCAGATAAAAATTTAACCATTAATGATGCAGCAACTACATCATACAGTGTTGAAACTCATCAACAAAATGGAAATAACAGTGACAGTGGCAATAGGTCAATGATTATGGGAGACCTCGCATAATGGCTAGTGAACTTAAAGTAGATAAATTTACAGGTGTAACCACAGCAGGTTCTATTGATGTTACAGGTGAAGGCAATAGTACAACAACTAATCTGCAACAAGGGTTGTGTAAAATGTGGGCAAAATTAGATGGTTCAGGAACTATTGGTTTAGATGACAGTTTTAATGTTGGTAGCATAACAGACGAAGGAACAGGTGAGTATAGTTTTACTTTTAGCAACAACATGAATAATGCAAATTTTAATGTGGCTCATGCTAGTGATAATCAAATGCAAATTCATAGACCTTCAAGAACTACAACTACATCTGTAGGCATAAATTGTCGTAACCAAAATAATACTAGTGAGGATCGTGACCATCTTTTTTCTAACGTACATGGAGACCTCGCATAATGGCTAGTATATTAAGAGTAAACACATTAACAGATGCAAGTAGTAATAATTCTACTGCTATGAGTACCATTAATCAGGGTACAGCAAAGGCTTGGGCAAATTTTTCTGGTGGTTTTTCTCTTACAGATGATTTTAACATAGCTTCATTAACGGATAATGGAACAGGAAGACCAGAGTTTAATTTTACTAGTAATATGGCTAATTCAACATATTCTGCTGGGTGTCATGCCTACAATAGAGTTGTAAGTGGATATTCGACTGATGGAAATTTTACAACTACAAGTGCCGCTATGACAACAATAGAGCCTTATGTTGGTTTAAGAGATATAGATAGTGGACAAATTGGTGGAGTAAATTATTTCGGAGACCTAGCATGACCAAAGCAGCAGAATTAGCAAAGATGGGTGAAGTCCTAACCAATAGTCAGA